CATTCATCGGGTCGGGACTCACGCTTGAGCGACAGCAGAAGCGACTTGTTGCCTAGCCGTTTGATTCTTTGATTCTTTGACAACGCGGCGGGTGCATGGCATCACCCGACCTTTCCGGCGTCCGGCTCTATCTGCGCCGAACGCTTTCCGTGGCAGAACTCAAGGCGCTTTCACTCAAGGCGCATCAGGCTGTTCTCAACGGCGAGGATCAGGTTGCGATCACCTCCAACGGATTCGAGGGAGGCAACGCTTCAGGTCAACTGCTGGCCAGCGCGATTGATATTGGCCGTATCTGCGAAGAAATCCTTGTTGATCTTGGCGAGGGTCCGACCACCGGAGGCCGCGCGCTATTTGTCCGCGCCGATATGTCCTGCACAGCGGAGGCGACAGTATGAGCCGGGGCGGGCGCAGACCAGGGGCAGGGAGGCCGAGGAAGTCGGAACCGCAGAACGCCAGCTTTGAAGGCAGTCAATACAGCCTCGACCGTCCGGCGATCTACATGGCCAGCATTGACGCGAAAAAGGAAGCGTCGTCATGGGATCGCATGAAAATCATGCGAGACGCCCGCTGGTGCGTCAACAACAGCGGACCGGCATCGCGCATCGTGCGCGGCGTCGCCCGCTTTGCGGTAGGCAACGGATTGGTGCCGCAGGCGCAATCAGCGGACTCCGCTTTCAACAAAGCCGCCGAACAGCTTTTCGAGGACCGATATGCCAATGTGCCGTGGGCATTCGACCGCGCCGGCCAACTTGATTTCTACTCCGCGCAGACCGCACTTGTGGAATCCATGATGGTTGACGGCGACGTGTTCGCGCAGCTCACCAAGAGCGAGGCAGGCAGCCCGATGATGCGGTTTTTTGGCGGCGAGCATGTCGGCGACGCGAACAAGAGCGAAAAGGATATTTTCGACGGCGTGCGCGTCAACGCTGAAAACCGTCCGATCTCATATCGGGTAATGCCGGACCCAGAGAACACAAAGATTTTTTCCGACGTTCCGGCAGAGGACATCATCCACATTCGCAGGCTCCACCGGCTCGGCTACCTGCGCGGAATGTCATGGCTGGCGTCCGCCGTGTCCCGGCTGCAAGACATCCGCGAGGCTCTCGACAACGAACTGGCCAGCGCGAAGCTCAACACGAAAATCGGCCTCATTGTCGAGACGCCAGAGGCCGGAAACATTGGGCTTGGTGGAAACATCCGCAGAGTGGACAACGGCGATGGAACCACAACCAAGCTCGATAAAGTTTGGCAGGGAGTCGGAACGATCCAGACAAAGCCGGGGGAGAAAGTTTCGGCACATACGTTTGACCGTCCGAACGTCAACCTCGGAACCTACGTTGAGTTTCTGATTCGCGAGATCGCTTATTCGGTAGGGGTATCCCCCGAAATAATTTGGAGCATGACCGGACTCGGCGGAACAGCCAGCCGCGCGGCCTTGCAGGATGCCGACGTGTTCTTTGGTTCAGTCCGGCTCATCATCGAGCAGCAATTCTGCCAGCGGTTCTGGCGTTATTCCGTTTGGCATTTCATCAAGACCGGGCTCCTTCCCTACCCCGGCGAGGATTGGTTTAGAGTCTCATTCGTCCCGCCGCAAAAGGTTTCCGTTGATTTCGGTCGCGACTCCCGCGCGCTGCTGGAGTTGGTCCGCGCCGGATTGCTCTCGCCTCGGGCTTATTTCAACGCGCTCGGGCAGGACGTGGACGAGCAAACCGATGACATCATTCGCGGCATGGCCAAGCGCAAGAAGCGCGTTGAGGAGATCGCAGCCGAGGAAGGGGTAGAACTGGAATACGAGGAAGTGTTCCCTCCCGCGCCAGGGTCCGCTCCTTCCGCGCCGGAAGCCGTCGAACCGCCAGACCCTCCGATTAAGAAAGGCGAACCGCCTACGGACTGACCTTTGACACATGCCGAAAGGCATGAGCGCAAAGAAATCTTGGTATGCCATCACTAACAAAACCGCTGACTCCGCAGACGTTGAAATCTATGACGAGATTGGCGGGTGGGGTATTTCGGCCAAGGAATTTATCAAAGGCCTCAAAGACCTTGAGGGGAAACATCTCAACCTCCGAATCAATTCCCCCGGCGGCTCGATTATCGACGGGCAAGCGATCATCTCCGCACTGAGTCGCCACACTGCTGGATTTACGGCATGGGTTGAAGGACTCGCCGCTTCTATGGCATCGGTCATCGCCTGCGCGGCAGACAAATGCTTCATGGCCGAGGGCAGTATGATGATGGTGCATCGCGCGTCAACCGTCAGCATGGGCGATGCCGAGACGCTCCGCAAAGACGCCTCGCTGCTGGAGAAATTCGAGAAAGGGCTGCTGAACATCTACGCCAAGAAAACCGGCATGGAGTTCGACGCGCTCGAAAAGATGTTGGCTGACGAGACATGGATGGACGCCACCGAGGCGGTCGCCTTCGGATTCGCAGACGGCATCACAGACAACACACCGGCAATGGCGAGCCTGTCGCCGGAAGCCATGCGCCAAAAGTTTGACACTCTGATCTCCAATATGGCCAAGAAACCCAAAGCCGAAGCCGAAGCTCCCGAGACTCCCGTTGTGGAGACTCCGGTTGTCGAGGAACCCACCGTCACCGAACCCGCTCCCGTTGTTGAGGAGCCAGCCGTCGAACCAGCGCCGGAACCTTCTCCAGCTCCCGAACAGGAAGCGCCAGCGCCAGTCATAGAGCCCGAGCCAGTCGTTGAGCCGAGCGCACGCGCCGACGCGATCAGCGCAAAGATCGTGGACCTGAACGCCAAGCTCGCCGCCGCTGAAGCTCTCAATGCCGTCCTGAAAACCTCGCTGGCCGCGACCGAGGAAACCCTCGCCCGACTGGAGAAATCTTTCGGGCTTTCCGCAGCCGCAGTCGTGCCGCCAATCGGCGCGCACAATGACGCCGCGCCTTCGCTGTTGGAGCAGTTCAACGCGATCACCGATCCCGCCGATCGCACAGCCTTTTACCGTCAGAACGCCGCCGCGCTCAAGAAACTCATTTGACAACCTCCTAACAACAAACCTATGGCAACCGTAAACTACACTCAGTCGATCTTCATCCAGGAAGGTCTTAACGCCTTCGTGGCAGCGCTGACACCAGCAAATGCTTTCTCCCGCTCTTACAGCGGCGTCACGGCGCAAAAGGGAAACTCGATTATCGTCCCGCGCGTTGATGCGCTGACGGCCACCACGTTCGCCTATACGAACAACAGCTCCCGGCCTTACGAGGCTGGCGGCGGAACAATCAACTCGATCACCGTCACGCTCGATCAGCATAAATACGTGACCGTGGACATTACGGACATCCAAGCCGCGAATCAGGGACCGGCTGTCATGTCGAACTTCTACCGCCAGATGGGCAAGGCGCTCGGCCGGCACGTCATGGAGACAATCTGGGCCGGATTCACAACCGTGAATTTCGGGCTCGGTGTTGCCTCCGCTTCGGTGGCTTCCATCGGACGCACCAAGATCAACGCGGCCCGCACGGCGATGGTTGGGCGGAATGTTCCGACTGACACGCTGGCGCTAATCGTCAACCCGACCGTCCATCAGACGCTCTTGGACGATGCGAACATCAGCCAGGCGTTCCAGTTCGGCGGCAGCGAGGGCATCCGTGACGCTCGCATCCCTCGCCTCCTTGGAATGGATGTTTATGAGTCAAACATCTTCCCAGCGAACGCGATCAGCCTGGTCGGCGCGGTAGTCCACCCGGACGCGCTCGCCATCGCTGTCCGCGCTCTCCAGCCGCAGCGGCCAGAGGCTTATTCAATGTTCCAAATCGCCACCGACGACCAGTCCGGCCTGTCGATGGGGTATCGCGAATACTTCGAGCCAGCCACCGGCAAGCTCTACGGCACTATGGAGTGCGTGTTCGGCTCTGCGGTCGGCCTGAGCCTCGGCGCAGGACTCATCCAGCGCCTGGACTGATCTGTTGGTGTTCATAAGCATGGTGTGGGCCGGGAGTGGAAAAGCTCCCGGCCTTCCTTGCAAAATAAAAAATGCAAATCCCAAATGAAAATCTCTCTTGCCTGCATCGCAGGTAATTGCGAGGATCTTCTTCCCCGCTTTTTGGATCACTTCCAGCCTCATTTTGATGAGGTTATTATTGTCCGCGCTGTTGGCAGTCAGGCGGCAGACGAAACGCTCGACATTGCGAAATCTCGCGGGTGCATAACCGGCGAATACCTCAACGCCAAACATCCCGAATGGCCGCACGTTGACAGTTTCGGCGCGGCCCGCAATGCGGCGTGGAAGCTCGCCACCGGCGACTGGATAGTCTGGGCAGATATGGACGATTTGACGGAAGGACTCGAACTTCTGCGCCCGACGCTGGAGTCATTCAAGCCGGAAGTCCTGATGCTTCAATGTCCCTACGTCGTCCCCGACCAGCGGATCGGCTGCAACATGCGCGAGCGAGCCGTCCGGCGCGGAGAGTTTACATGGTTCGGCGAGATCCACGAGTGCATGACTCCCGTGAATCCGCAGGAATATCCATACGTCAAAACCGACAAAATCAAATGGATTCACCGGCCGCTGACCTCTCGGAAACCGTCGTCAGAGCGGAATCTGCGCATTTTGGAATCCATCGAAAAGAAAGCGCACGGACATATTTTCTACCTGTTCACGGAACTTTCTCAGCATCCCGAAAGAGCGGCGGATGCGATGGATTACGCCAAGGAGTTCCTCGCGCACCCAGAGGCCTCAGATACCGAGAAATACGAGGTTTTTTTGATGCTGGCCGGCATGTCCGACGCACCGGAGACAATCGCCGGATTTCTCCACGCGGCCTATCGGATCGCTCCGCATCGGGCTGAGGCGCTTTACGAGTTGGCAAATCTGGAACTGACATGCGGAGATCCATCCAAGGGGCTGGCCTACGTCAACGCATGCCGCGCGTTGCCGTGGCCGAAAGAGACTGTCTGGAACCTGCGGAAAGAGTTTTATGGCCGGTCTGCCGAGTCGCTGAAATGGCAGGCAATGCGGCTCAATGGCGAAAGGGAAAAAGCCGACGCTCTGGAGTTCAACGCATTTGCGCGCGCTGGTGGAGACATCAGCCTGTTGCACGCGACACGCGGCCGGCCGGGGAAGGCCAGCAACGCGCGAAAGATTTGGCTCGACCGCGCAAAACATCCAGAACGCATTGAGCATATTTTTGCTTTCGACGACAACGACGCTGATAGCCTCGCCTTGGCACGCTTTCGGGCTGTGTGCGTTCCAAATGGTGGCGGCTGTGTGGCGGCATGGAATGCGGCAGCAGAACGCTCTAGCGGGCAGATTCTCGTCCAGCTCTCCGATGATTGGATTCCTCCGATCCATTGGGATGAGGAAATTAGGTCCAGGCTCAACACCGAGCAACCGCAGGTTCTGGCAGTCCATGACGGCCACAGAACGGACGCGCTCATGTGCATGGCGATCCTGACCCGCAAACGCTGGCAGGATCAGGGGTTCCTATTTCATCCAGATTTCACCGGCGTATTCTCCGACAACTATTTTTCCGACATGGCCTATCGCGACGGAGTGGTTGTCCATGCTGTCGGTCTGACATTTGAGCACCAGCATCCACTGTTCGACAAATCCGTGGAAGTTGACACCACCTATTCAACCCAGAACTCAGAGGTTGCTTACAAATACGGCAAGGCAGTTTACGACCGGCTGACATGCAACCCATAACAATAGCCGTCCTGTCGCATGATGCAGCCGCTCCGACCGTCGAGGCATTCCGCGAACAGTGGAAAAAGCTCGGTGCGGAGATCCTGATATATCTTCCAATCGGCTCGGAATCTAAAGGAACTCAACGCGGATGGAACGCGTATAAAGGGGAGGATTGTGTTAAGCGTTTCCTGTATAGCGTCGAACACGCGCTTTCCGTCACCTCGACCGAATGGCTCTGCGTCATGGAATACGACACACTGAACCTGACCGAACACTGGCCGACGCTCAACCCGTTCGCGGTCAACTGCGGCCTGTTCCACCTGCTCAACCCAGACGGATCTAGCACCGGCAAACATTGCGCGCTTTCGCCGTGGATTGCCACCAGGCCGCAGTGGATGGCATTTCTTGAGGCGCTGCGCATGACGCTATCGGAACCGTTCCCAGAATGGACCCTCGGCGGACTCCTAGACAGGGTAATCGGCGACGCGCTCGTGACTCATAATGTCGTAACAAGAAACGTCGCCGAGCTTCTCGCCTATCCGTGGATTCCGAACGCGCAAAAGCAAATTGCAGCAAACGGAATTACATGGGTCCACGGCTGGAAAACAAAAGAAGATTTCGGACCACTCTTCCCATGACAACACCCATCCTATCC